AAATACGATCTGCTCCGGTACAAACAGTAGCTTCAGCGAAGCGAAGTACCAAAACTGGTCGCAAAACTGTGAGGCTCACACCATCACAGGTCACAATCGCTAAAAAATTAGGTGTGCCACTAGAAGAGTATGCGAAACAACTAAATATCACGAAGGAGGGATAAAGCATATGGAAAATACAATAGACAAGAAGACCTCACGTGCGAGTCAAACTAGAGAAAAAACATCTCATAAAAAAGTTTGGACTCCACCATCACCTTTAGATTCACCCCCTGCTCCATCAGGTTTTAAACATAGATGGATTAGAGCTGAGTCAATGGGATTTCAAGATACGAAAAATGTATCTGCCTCGTTAAGAGAAGGATACGAATTAGTTCGTGGAGATGAATACCCAGACTTAGAATTTCCAGTCATTGAAGATGGGAAATATTCAGGAGTGATCGGAGTTGGCGGCCTACTGCTCGCTAGGATACCGGAAGAGTTAGTTAAGCAGAGACAGCAATATTATGCAAAACAGCATAATGATAAAGTTGAAGCTATGGATAACGATCTCATGAAGGAAGAGCATCCAAGTATGCCTATCGATATTGATAGACAGACTCGTGTAACTTTTGGTGGCTCAAAGAAATCCTAAAAAAATTTCCTAACCATTAAAGTTCAATTAAACCCGTACTGGAGGCCCGCAAGGGCAGGTACATTTATAAGGAGACTCTATGTCAAATGAAAACGCACCCTTCGGTCTGAGAGCGATCGGAAAAGTGGGTCAAAATAGAGACAACCAAGGTTTAAGTGAATATAGTATCGCTGCGAATAACACGACTACTATTTACTTTCAAGACGCAGTCAAAGCTATGGCATCTGGTACTATCCAGCATGCTGCAGCAGGTAATGTGCTTCTTGGATCACTTAATGGTGTTTTCTACACAGATCCAACTACAAGCAAACCAACGTTTGCAAATCACTATGCTCAAGTTAACGCTTCGGATATAGTTGCTTTTGTAAGCGATGACCCATATGAAAGATTCGAAATCCAAACTGATATATCAACTGCTTCGGCGCAGACTGATGTATTTATGAATGCGGATATCGTAGTCACAGCTGGGAACGCAGCTAACAATGTTTCAAAAACACAGTTAGATGACGGAACATTAGCAACAGCTAATGGTCAGTTGAAAATCATAGCACCATCAACTAACGTGGACAATAGCGATATTGGTTCAGGTTATTTGAATTGGGTTGTGATGATTAACGAACATCAATATAACGCTGCAGTTGCAGGCGTATAATAGTTAGAATAGGAGATAAAAAATGGCTATATCACGAGGACAACTAGTTAAAGAACTAGAACCAGGCCTGAATGCACTATTCGGACTGGAATACAAACGTTATGAGAATCAGCATGCTGAGATATACACAACAGAAACTTCAGACAGAGCGTTTGAAGAAGAAGTTATGTTATCTGGTTTTGCTAATGCCGCAGTTAAACCTGAAGGTTCTGGCGTAACTTTTGACAATGCTCAAGAGACTTACACAGCTAGATACACTATGGAAACTGTTGCGCTAGCGTTCGCAATCACTGAAGAAGCGATTGAGGACAACCTGTATGATAGACTTGCGTCTAGATATACAAAAGCGTTAGCTAGATCTATGGCGAACACTAAACAAATCAAATCAGTAAATCCACTGATCAATGGTTTCACTGGAGGTACTTTTACTTCAGGTGATGGTAGTAACTTATTTGTTACAAACCACCCAACGATCGCTGGAGTTGTGTCAAATACTTTGGCTACACAGGCTGACCTTAACGAAACTTCATTGGAGCAGTCTTTAATTGACATCGCTGCAATGACTGACGAAAGAGGTCTTAAAATTGCTGCTAGAGGAATGAAAATGATTGTTCCTTCTGAGCTTCAATTCCAAGCTGAAAGACTTATGAAGTCTCAAGGTAGAACAGGCACAGCTGATAACGATATCAATGCAATCGTTTCTATGGGAATGGTTCCTCAAGGTTACAGAGTGAACAATTTCTTAACTGATCCTAATTCGTACTTCTTCATTACTGATGTTCCTAACGGAATGAAGTATTTTGAAAGAACACCTATTAGAACAGCTATGGAAGGTGATTTTGATACTGGAAACGTAAGATACAAAGCTAGAGAAAGATACAGATTCGGTGTATCTGACTATAGAGGTATCTTCGGATCTTCAGGAGCAAGTTAATCGTAATTTTTTGTGGCGGGACATTGTTTCGCCACAATTAACGGATAGAAAGAATAATGACAGAATTTCTAGTAAACATTTGGGCCTACGATCATTACGCTAAATTTAATGTTAAGTGTGAAGATAATCCAACCTCACTAGAAAATGCTATACTTGACAAGCTAGGAGAAAAAAGTATAGTTTGGGAATATCTTGGAATATCTTATGATAACAAGATAAACAGAATAACCTATGAGGAGGTTATAGATGGAAAAAATGATGCAACACTTAAACGACCTTTACAAGCAAAAGAGGGGTCTGGACTTACAGTGGGAGCAAGAGCATCTTAAAGAGGGTAGATATACTCTCGATATGGTTAAAATAGATCGACAAGTTAGAGATGTTTTAAGCCATATTAAGATGGCAGAAGCGCAAAGAGAACACTTGCGTAATAAAGTTGAAGACTCTGCTCCGCAAGTTTCCGTAGCTACTTAATCAAAAGCTACATCGTTGGAAAAATTCACTCCACACTACAGGCTCTCTTGCACTCTATTCAAAACTAGTATATAATTTTTACACTATACATAAATAAATATTCTGCATAGACGCAGTATAGTCGACGGCCTAGAGACTATGTGGAATTAACTAGGAGAACAATCATGGCAAACACTACGTTTTCAGGACCGGTCATTTCTAAAAATGGCTTTGTAAATACAGGCCCTGGTATGACTGTTAGCTTAACAGCTGACACAACTTTAACTGTAGCATCTCACGCTGGCAAAATTTTACTTACAAATGATGCAGATGGTAAATTTACTTTACCTTCAATCAATGTAAATGCAAATGGCGTAACAGCTGGTGATACAGATTACAATAACCAAAATAACATTGGTGCAACTTTTCACTTTGTAGTGGAAACAGCTGCAACTGATATGGACATCTTAACTAATGGTACTGATAAATTTGTTGGTGCAATCTTAGTTGCTGTAAATGATGGTAATAAAAAAGCTTTTGTACCTGACAGTGCTAACAATGATGTTATAACTATGAATGGTTCTACAAAAGGTGGAATTATTGGTAGCATAGTTTCGATTACCGCAGTTGACGAAAATCGATACTTAGTTCACAATTCTTTATTGATTGGATCAGGGACTATTGTAACACCATACGCAAACGCATAATAAATAATTAGTGTGGGGCTTCGGCCCCACATATAAATTTTAAGGAGATAAAAATATGCAAACATTCGGATCAAGTGATAATATTTTAAACACAAATGTTACTACTGAAAATAAGATTGTAAAAACAGGCAGAACAAAAGCTTTAGGAGTTGTACTTAATACAACTGGAACTGAAGGAGACTTTCATTTAAAAGATGGCGGAGCTTCTGGAACAGTAAAATTTAAATACAAAACAAGTGGAACTACATCTGGTGGAAATCCAATTGTAATTAATTTCCCTGGACCTATTCAATTTACATCAGACTTATGTGTAGCTTTTACTACTGAGCATGTATTAGTTTGTTCTGTATTTTATACATAGGAGAATAAATGGCTTTTTCAGGCACAGCTACATTCGAGAAAAACTTCTCGATCGATGAAATTATAACTGAGGCCTTTGAAAGATTAGGTTTCTTTGATTACTCTGGTAATGACTTAAGATCAGCTAGAAGATCATTGAACATAATGCTTCAAGAGTGGGACAACAGAGGTATTCATTTTTGGCAAGTTAGAGAACATGCTTTTAGTTTAATTAATGGTCAAAATGAATATGTAATATATAGATCACCAAGCGATGGATCTTCTAATGGTATTACAGCTACTTTAGCTACTGGAATAAATACTACAGATACAACTATTCCACTTGAATCTGTTAACCAGATGCCTGAATCTGGAAAAATAAAAATTAATAATGAAATTATTTCTTACACAGGAATATCAACTTTAAGTTTAACAGGAGCTGTAAGAGGTGTGGATGATACTACTGCAGCTACTCACGCAGTAAATGATACTGTTACAAATTTTGTAAACATGGCTTCAGATATGTTAGAAGCTAGTTACAGAACTTCTTTAAATGTAGACTCACCTTTATCAAAAGTTAATAGATCACAATATTCAGCTTTCTCAAATAAATCAGCAACAGGTCAACCTTCTCAATATTGGGTTCAAAGGTTTATAGATAGAGTATCAATTACTTTATATCTAACTCCAGGTACAAACCAAGTTGGAGATTTTATATATTTTTATTACTTACAAAGATTACAAGATGCAGGTAAATATACAAACGAAGCAGATGTAGTTAATAGATTTGTACCTTGTATGTGTGCAGGTTTAGCTTATTATATGTCACAAAAGAAAGCACCTCAAAGAACTCAAGAGATGAAGTTACTTTATGAAGATGAATTAATGAGAGCGTTAGAAGAAGATGGTTCATCTGCAAGTGTTTATATTTCACCTAAAACTTATTATCCGGAGATCTAATGGCGAAGTTTGCAAAAGGGAAACACGCTTTAGCAATTTCTGATCGAAGTGGTTTAGCTTTTCCTTGGAGAGAAATGGTTACTGAATGGAATGGTCAGTTTGTACATTACTCAGAGTATGAACGTAAGCAACCACAATTAGAACCAAGTCCTTTTGTATCAGACCCACAAGGTTTAGAAACAGCAAGACCTCAAGTTGCACCTATAGCTACTCCAGATTTACTGCCACAAAATCCAATCAGTCAAACAAACCTTGCTGTTGTTGGCGCAGCTTATGTTGTTAACCAACCTGATAGCGGAATACTAGTAGGAGATTTTGTAAGACTAATGAGTATTCAAACTGCTTTACCTTCAGGTACACCTGGAACAAAAAAAACTTTAGAACTAGAAACAACATTAACTAACACTATAACTTCTACAGACACTTCTTTAATCGTAACTGATAATCTTCCATTTTATACAAATGGTGGTTACATCGTTATTCAAAAAATTAATGTTCTTACAGGATTTTTTGATAATGAAGTTATTAAATACGCAAGTTATACCTCTGGTACTAAAACATTAGCGGGTTTAGTTAGAGGAACTAATGCACCTTTTAGAGGAGTAAGTCCTGTTAACACTAATGCAAGTTCTCATTTAAGTGGAGCAAAAATATGTGGAGCAAGATTAGTATATTCTTTAAATGTAACAACACAGACTCAAGCTGGTCAGCCTTCAACAATAACTGTTGCTAATAGTTATAATTTAAAAGATAATGATGAAGGTAATTTATTTATAGATTCAGTTACAGGAGGGGGCTTGAATTGTTTGGCAGGTCCTGTTAATAATAACTTTAATACATATAGAACAGTTACATATTAATTATGACATACACAGAATTATTACAAAAAATTAAAGATTACACAGAAGTTGATTCAAATGTTTTTACATCAACTATTTTAGATGGAATTATTGAAAATGCAGAATTTAGAATTTTTAGAGATATTGATTCTGATAGTAATAGAAGATACGACACAGCAAATTTAGTTGCTTCTCAAAGATTTATTAATAGACCATCAGGTTTATTAGTTGTGAGATCTGCACAGATAGTTGATTCGCAAGGAAGCTCTCAACCTAATAATAGAGAATTTTTACAATATAGAGATACTAGTTTTATGTCAGAATTTAATCCTACAGGAGAAACAGGGGTTCCTAAATATTATAGCTTATGGGATGAAGAAAACATAGTGTTAGCTCCTACACCCGATGCTACATATAAAATTCAATTAAACTATATCTTGAAAGATCCGGGATTATCTAGTACAAATACTACAACATATATAAGTCTAAATTTTCCCAACGGACTACTATATGCATGCCTAATCGAGGCTTATGGATTTTTAAAAGGCCCACAAGACCTCTTGCAATTATACGAAGGAAAGTATAAACAAGTGGTAGAAGGCTTCTCAATAGAACAAATGGGAAGAAGAAGACGAGACGAATATCAAAGTGGTGTTCCTCGAATAGGAAAATAAGGAGATATATTATGGCTATAACACAAGCGATCGCAAATGCTTTCAAAAAACAATTACTAGAAGGTGATGCAAGTTTTAAATCATCTGGTGGTGATGTTTTTAAACTAGCTCTTTACACTTCTTCAGCAACTCTAAACTCATCAACTACTGCATTTA